CTGGCCGCGCTACTTATGCCGACGCCAGATGATTGGCTGATCCATGCCGACTCATTCAGCCAGCAACCCGCGCCGATCTCATGGCTCGTCAAGCATTGGCTACAACGTGACGCGCTGATTATGGTGCATGGCCCATCAGGAGGCGGCAAGACATTCGTGGTGCTTGATTGGTGCTTGCGCATGGCGGCAGGCATAACAGATTGGAATGGGCACAAGATCAAACCAGGGCCGGTTGTCTATCTAGCAGGCGAAGGACATCACGGCTTGCGTGGCCGTATCGCCGCATGGAAACATCACCACAAAGCCGGATCACTCAATATGTGGCTCTCACGCAATGGGTGCGATCTGAACACTCCAACCGGTTACATGCGTGTGGTTGAGCAAGTCAGAGCACTTCCAGACCGCCCTGAAGCCATTGTGGTTGACACGCTCCACCGCTTTTTGCTTGGCGACGAGAACAGCGCACAGGACGCAAAGACCATGCTAGACGCCTGCAATAACCTGATGTCTGAATTTGGATGCTCAGTCATCCTCGTTCACCACACAGGCGTTAGCGAAGAAGCCCAGCACCGCGCCCGTGGCTCATCCGCATGGCGTGGCGCACTTGACATTGAAATCAGTATCGTCCCCGCAAAGGACGGCTCACCAATGGAAATCGTGCAGCGCAAAAGCAAAGATGCAGAGCTTGCGCAGACGGTTTACACCGAACTTCAAAGCGTTGAAATCCCTGGTTGGATTGACGAAGACGGGCAACCTGTCACGTCAGCTATCGTCGTTCAAGCCAACAAACAAGAGCCAAAAAGCACCAAACCAGAGAGTAAGTTCGGCTCCATAACCCGCGTTTTTGAGGGCGCGTGGTGGGCAACCAACGCCGAAACAAGGTGACACAAAAACAACCCTAAAAAACCCTTCACAACCCAATTCAATATATAGTACACTTTGAAAAAGGCAGTTGAGGGTGGCAAAAATTCCGAAAACTACCCCACCCTACCCCATCCCCTATACCCCCAGTTAAGTAAAACTGGGGTATAGGTGTGAGGTGGTGGGAAGTTCGGTAATGCGGTGCGATTTGGAGGGCACATGAACAGACGTGGAAATGGCAGTACGCCGTACCTGAGCGAGAGCGGATTAAGGCATCACCTGGAGACTCAAGGCTACTCAGCAGCAAAGATCAGAAAAGCACTTGATCCTGCAAATGGCGATGGGTTGATTGGTGGACTGTTGCAAGCCGGAATGATTGAGCGGCATGAACATGGATGGATCGTCATTGATGACACATGGGCCAGCGCAATGATGCTCAGAAAGGTCGCTCAATGAGCATCACATCAAAAGCGTTCTACAGACTGGCGGTCAGCTTGGGCGCATCGCCTGATGCCACAAACTTCATCATCAAGCGAGAAGACTTCGTGGCATGGATGCAGCAACAAGGCTACGCAGAAAGAACCATCAACAACCATGCAGCACCATCACGGCAAGGCGGCATCATCAATCAACTTATGGCCGATGGCCTGATCGTTGACGGAGGCGTTAAGCGATGGCTCATCCCGTGCGTGCAAAAGCTCAACGAAAGCAAACCAAAAGCACGCAAGGCCACATCTGGCGTAAAAATGTTTCAAGGCAACCCGCCAGAAGGCGCAGAATGGATCTCCAGCTCACGTCTTGATGATGACGATACAAGCGGCACACAATGGCGCCTATACCGCAAAGAGTACGCGCCCAAGTGCAACAACCTCAAAGTGGTGGCTCTTGGCAAACGAGTGCCACACAAGGCAAACTACTGGCTTCAGTCAAAAAATGGCAAACTGGTGATGAGCCGCGATGCACTCACGCTAAAACAGTACAGGCCAGACATCTTTGCCAACTTGTGCGAACAAGTTGCCGACATTGATGACTTTTGAGTCATAACAAACATCAAATTGTCTTCAATATCACACTTGCTTTTTGACCGTCGGCGTTACACTCATACACAATTACTCAATCCACTCTGGTGATACATTCATGCCCGCAGACTGCACAAAATTTCACAACATGAATGACACTCCAGACCACATCCTCAAAGCCATAGACGCACTGCCTGAGCCTATGCGTGCAGCAATCCTTGCCAGCATAGTTGCCATGGTGCGCGTCATGTACGATGGGAAAGAGCCACGATGGGTTCGTCGCTTTCTGGAATCCGTGCTGTGTGGCTTGATCGCTCTTGGCATCTCCCACTTGATCCAAGCTATCGGAATGCCTGATGGTTGGTCAACATTCCTCGGCGCTTCGGTTGGCCTCTTTGGTGCAGACAAGGTGCGCGAATGGGGTCAGCGGTTTGCGCAAAACAAAGGACTTTGAACAATGGACGAAAAACGCAAGCAACTCGCGCAAGCTGTCATTGAGTCAATGACGGATGGAATGAGCTTGCGCAAAGCTTGCCAAGAAGTCGGCGTGAAGGCTTCGACTTTCCTTGATTGGGTTGACAAGAGTACGGAGCTTGCCGAACAATACACACGCGCGCGCGCAATGTTGCTGGAGCACATGGCCGAGGATCTGATGCAAATTGCCGATGAGCCTGTGCCAAGCACTCAATCAGGAAGCTACGACACTGGTGCAGTGCAAAAGCAACGCTTGCAAGTTGACACACGCAAGTGGCTGTTATCAAAGCTGGCGCCGAAGAAGTACGGCGAAAAGATGCAACTGTCTGGCGACGCTGAAAACCCCATCGCAATCCAAAAGATTGAGCGCGTCATTGTTGATAAATGACCACACTCAAGATTGATACACCACGCTGGGCGCTGCCGTTCCTCAAGCAAGCACGCTACAAAGGCGCGTTTGGTGGCCGTGGATCAGGCAAGTCTCACGCATTCGCTGAGATGGTGATTGAGGCGCACATCCTTGACCCAAAGCGTCGCACAGTCTGCGTGCGTGAAGTTCAAAAGTCACTGGCGCAGTCTGTCAAGCGCCTGCTTGAAATGAAGATCGAAGCCATGGGAGCGTCGTCCTATTTCGAGGTGCAAGAAGCCGTCATCAAGTCTCGGCATGGCGATGGAATGATTATTTTTCAGGGCATGCAGAACCACACAGCCGACTCTATAAAGTCGCTGGAAGGCTATGATTGCGCCTGGGTTGAAGAAGCTCAAAGCCTAAGCCAGAGAAGTCTAGACCTTTTGCGCCCTACCATCCGTAAGCCAGGCTCAGAGCTTTGGTTCACATGGAACCCAGCGCAAGCAACAGACCCGATTGATGTCCTGTTGCGCGGCGATACGCCTCCGCCTGATGCTGTCGTGCGTCGCGTCAACTACACAGAAAACCCGTGGTTTCCTGACGTGCTCAAAGAGGAAATGGAGTACGACCGCAAGCGTGATGTAGAGCGATACATGCACGTTTGGGAAGGCGACTATGCAAGCTCAAGCGAGGCGCGGGTTTTCAAAAACTGGAGCATTGAAGACTTCGAAGCGCCCGCCGATGCTGTCCATCGCTTCGGTGCTGACTGGGGCTTTGCAGTAGATCCAACTGTACTGATTCGCTGTCACATCATTGGCCGCAAGCTTTATATCGACCACGAAGCCTACATGGTCGGATGCGAGATATCTGACACGCCTTCACTGTTTCAAACCGTTCCAGAGTCAGACAAATGGCCCATCGTGGCAGACTCCGCCAGGCCTGAAACCATCAGCCACATGCGCCGCAATGGATACCCCAAGATTATGGCGGCAGTCAAAGGGCCAAAATCGATAGAAGAAGGCATCGAGTGGCTGAAGTCGTTTGATATCGTCGTGCATCCTCGCTGTAAGCATGTGATTGATGAACTTCGCATGTACTCGTTCAAGATCGACCCGCTTACAAACAAGGTGCTGCCGCAGTTGTCAGACAAGGACAATCACCTGATCGACGCATTGCGCTACGCATGCGAAGGGGCAAGACGCGCAGCCAATACGCAAAAGCAGCATTCTTTCGCGCCGTTGCCCACAATGAAAAAATGGTAGACAATCTCACAAATTGAGGACTCTTACCAATGGCTCGCATCTCAACCGAACAAAAGCTCGCAACCATCCACGCGGAGGCGCTGGCTGAGTTCGACGCCATCCAGTCAGCTTTACGTGATGAGCGATTGCAATGTTTGCAAGACCGTCGTTTTTATAGCTTGTCTGGTGCACAGTGGGAAGGTCCATTGTGGGATCAGTACGAGAACAAGCCAAAATTTGAAGTTAATAAGGTCCACTTATCCGTCATCCGCATCATCAACGAGTACCGCAACAATCGCGTGACCGTTGATTTCATCAGCAAGGACGGCAAAGAGCGCGACAAGCTGGCAGACACCTGCGATGGTCTGTACCGTGCAGACGAGCAAGACAGCGTGGCAGATGAAGCATACGACAACGCTTTTGAAGAAGCTGTCGGCGGTGGCTTTGGTGCATGGCGTCTGCGCACTGTCTACGAAGACGAGGAAGATCCAGACGACGACACCCAGCGCATCCGCATTGAGCCAATCTTTGATGCTGACTCGTCGGTGTTCTTTGACCTGGAAGCAAAGCGCCAAGACAAGGCAGACGCCAAGCGCTGCTTCGTCATCACGGCCATGACTCGCGAAGCATATCGCGACACATGGGGCGATGATCCTGCAAGCTGGCCCAAGATCGTCCATCAGTCTGAGTTTGACTGGTGCACGCCTGATGTAGTCAACGTGGCGGAGTATTACCGCGTTGAAGAAAAAGGCGAGATGGTCTACATCTATCGCACCATTGCTGGCGAAGAAGAACGCTACACGCAATCAGACTTTGACAACGATGAGACGCTAGAAAGCACTCTGCAATCTATCGGTTCTGTTGAGGTGCGCCGTAAGAAGTACAAAACGCGCAAGGTTCGTAAGTACATCTTGAGCGGTGGCAAGGTGCTGGAAGACTGCGGGTACATCGCAGGCAAGTGCATCCCCATCGTGCCGGTGTATGGCAAGCGCTGGTTTGTCGATAACGTCGAGCGTTGCATGGGTCATGTGCGTCTTGCCAAAGATGCGCAACGTCTCAAGAATATGCAACTGTCCAAGCTGGGCGAGATCAGCGCACTATCTAGCGTTGAAAAGCCCATCTTGACGCCTGAGCAAGTCGCAGGGCATCAGTACATGTGGGCAGAGGACAACCTCAAAGACTACCCATACCTGCTGATTAACCCGATCACAGACCAGAACGGCAACCAGGCTGTAAGCGGTCCTGTCGCTTACACCAAGTCGCCAAACATCCCGCCAGCCATGGCCGCACTGCTGCAAGTCACAGAGCAGGACATGCAAGACATTCTCGGCAATCCGCAAGGAGCCGATAAGATGGTCAGCAACATTTCCGGCAAAGCCGTCGAGATGATCCAGCAGCGCCTAGACATGCAGACCTTCATCTACATGTCCAACTTTGCCAAGGGAATGAAGCGTTGCGG